TGTGATATTTCTAATCATGTTACCATCCTGCTTGGGTCAAAATTGTTGTGGCATATGCCTTGTCATCGGGACTTTGTTGTAGCTTTTTGAGCCACACATCTGAATCAATATAAGGCCAGATCAAACTGACTTGTGCTGCATCCAAGTTGCTGAGAAACTGCTGACCTGAATCACTACAGTATATGGTCCATGGACTCAGTCTACCTGATACAATAGCATGGCACAAAGCATGCACATTGCCATAACGCAAACAATCATGTGGAGGTGCTTGAGTATTCTCTGCCCAGGTCATGCTGTACTCAATAGCTCGAGCCAGTGCATCTTCTACTGCTTCCACCTTGAGATAGTCCAGCAAGTATTCTGTGTACACACGATCTGAGCACCAGAAGTCAATCTTTTTGTTGTGCTTCAACAGCCATGTCATGAACTGACCAGGATTGATTGTGCGAGTATCCACACAGTATCGCCCAAACTTCACAAATGCACGATAATAGGCACTGCCGGCAAAGTCTTCAAATGTCTTGGATTTTGTAGATCTCTGTACTGTGGCATAAAACTTTATGTAAGCCTGAAAGCCCAGTCTCACACCTGGCTCATTCTGTTCCTGATGCCGCCGTTTGGCTTCGCACACATGAACTGCTATGCTGGTTTCCTTGGCAAAGGTCTTGTTGCAAAAGTCACAGCTGAATTTACTTGGGGTCGTTGCCATGCTGACGAATGTATGCATCTAGTTCTTTTTTGGTTGTGATTGACGCCAACAAGTCAATCTCATCATTTTTCATGTGCGGAAACAGTTCGCTGAGTTGTTTCTTGAACGAACTGGCACCAGGGTCTTTTTTCTTGGGCGCAATCCAGGGATGTCTTGGCGTACCCATGTCTGGGCTCACGGTGGTGGCCAACAACCATTGCAGTTTAGGATGCTTGCCCAGATCAAAGAAGTGTTTGTTGAATCGCTCGTTACAGCTGATCACATAGAACTCCTGCAGATCTCTTGACCCTTCAACGGAACTGCCCCAACGTATCATAAGATAGTTACTAAACTTCTTGCGTTCTTCGGCTGTGAGCTCGTCGTAGAAGTCTCGATTCTTGCGATCAAATTGTCGCATCTCATTGGCAATGTTTAGTTTGTCACTCATGGGTTTTGCTCAGGTTGTGGATCATTATAACACGATCCAGGGCATCTTGTAAAGTGGGATTGGTCTTGGCAGCTCGCCGAATTTCGCCCCATAATTTAGCGTCCATTATATGTTCGTGTAACGGCCTGCCGTCTTCTGTTCTCTTATCGTAGTCTATTCTGTGACCAGTTACTGGATCGTAATCAGATCCTATTGCTACTCTGGTGCTCGGGTCTGCGCCGAACTCACGGGCGTAAGTAACGCCATCAGCACGTTCGTAAATGTATGTTGCACCAGGAGTTAGATCACCCATTGGTTACCAAGCCTTGTTGTAGTCTACAATTTCACAGTTGCGACTTACGTCTTTTACAAAGTACACACAGTCGGGTTCAGGATCGTCGTTCAATGGCACTGCCAGCATTTGGCCGTTTTTGAGTTTGGGTGCGTACCACGACACTTCATGATATACATCCAGGATTTCAATGTCAGGGAAACTAGGCCTAAAGCTTGTTAATGGATTGAACTGAAACACTCGGAACCCACGGTCATTGATTGATGTCAAGGGCAACACTTCAAGATCGCCTACTTCAGGTTCGCCTATCAAGATCTGCCAGTCCATGGGCATGCGAATTGTGTTTTTGCCTATGCGTAGCACCAAGGCTGGGCTGTTAAAACTTTCCAAAAAGATAAGTGGTATAAAATGATAGTCAGGATCTTTGGGGTCTGAATTGTCAAGGATAGCAAAACGCATATCATCAATTTCTTCAGGCAAATGATCTAGGTTGTAGTGTTGGTTGTCTAAGGTTAAAATTCGCATATGTATTAAGTGTATATGATCTGATTGCAAATGTCAAGCAATTTTCATCCAATCCAGTTTCTCTGCTGAGAAAGGATAGTTGGCTTCTTTGTAGAACTGCTTGCGCTTGGTCAAGTGACGCTTGGCAAACTTGCAGGTTGAGGTCACATCCCAGATCTGAACATGGTCTTTGTCTTCCGCTTTACGGATGCCACGACCAATACTCTGAATAACTCTAACAAAACTTTTGCCAGGCTCAACAAGAACCAAGTTAAAAATACGGGGGATATTAATACCAACAGCAGCCACTCCATATGTGGCCACAATAATTTTGTCCGTTGCTTCAGCCACTTGATCATATTCGTCTTGTCGGTCTTTTGATTTGGTTGCTCCTGACACAAACACTGCCTTGTCGCCCAGTCTGGCCACCAGTTCTGTGCCTGCTGCCACACGGTCCACCAGTACCAAGGTGTTCCCAGTTTCGTTGATCTGCAAGATAAGTCCGGCCATAGCATCTAGTCTGCCTTTTTCTTCCAACAAGTATTTGAGCTCACTTTGATAGTTGCTGAACTCCACGTGGTCCAGCAGTTGTACAATGTTCACATGGCACTGTGCCAACACTCCGCGGTCCTGCAATTCGCTAGCACTGAGCTTGCTGATAACCGGGCCCAGGCTTACCAACAGGCTTTGGCTTTCAAACTTCTCTTTGGGCACTGTGCCTGTGAGTCCCCAACGAATTGGCACTCTCGACATCACACCTGTGAGCATGGTCTTGAGTGCATCAGCTTTGGCCATGTGAACTTCGTCTACAATCACACATACCACACCTTCCATAAAGTCCAGTATAGTAAAGTCAGCAACACCGCTGGCACTGTTCTTCATCAACACGTTGAGACTTTGCCAAGTGCAAATGGTATGCGTCTTGCCCAGCTCTTTGCGATCGCCAAAATACACACCCACATCCAGGCCTAGATTGATGTAGTCCTTTTCGGTCTGCCGCACAAGGTCTTTGTTGGGCACAATGATAATGGACCTACCATATTTTTGCACGTTCCAACTTAGAGCTGCTGTCATTAGAGTCTTACCAGCACCTGTGGCTACTTCTTGTATACATTGCGGATTCTGCAGATAGTTGTTGACAATTTCTACTTGATAGTCACGCAACATCACAGGCTGTCCTGCCATTGGATGTCCTACAGGCCACATTGTGTCCTGGAATGTGTCTTCCCGCATGGCATCAAATTCAAATGTGTTGGAGTAGTCACGTTGATCATCTAGCTCAATGTCGTAGTCGTACTGCTCCAGGATGGGAATGATCTCGGGCAACAGGTTGATGTAGCTGGACCCTCCCAACTGAAAATAGGCCACCTTGCCATCCCAACGACCCAGTCTCACAGCAGGTTGATACCGTGCTCCGGGTATTTCATATTTGAATGTGTTTACTAGTTTTTTGCGACAGTCAAGATCCAGACCTTCAATCTTGATATTGACTTCATCCTTGATTACAATTGTTGCTTGCTTCATTTGTTATATTATACACGGTTTTATTTGTAAAATCAAATGTTTTTTGAGCCTGTATGATTTCATCCGCTAGTTCTACAAATACACCCAACTGTGCTCGAACTGCACTTTCTGCTACGTTACGGTAGGCCAGCAGACGGGCAAGCATATCAACCCCGCTGGTTCGATGCGTTTGATCAAACTCGGCTTTTTGTATTCCAGTGATGTAACTGTCAATTATTTCTGTTTGCTGTTTGGTAATACGGTACTTTGATTTGTTGTCTTGTAGATATCTAACTATGTTTGATTTTTCATTTTCTTTGAGAATGGTCCAACCTAACTCACCTTGATCTGTATCCACCAATGCGGCAACATGTATTGGTATTATTTTTCTATTTGCCCAGTCAAATGTGTCATACAAGTTGTTGATGTTCAATGCTTGAAGAACAAAGTTAAAATTTATTGTTGCATGAGGCACATGCTTTTTGAGCATGCTTACATTGTCAGCAAAATTTTCCCAAGTTGCTGGATATCTCATAAAAGAATAAGCATCGTTTACACCGTCCATGCTGATGGTTAACTCTATTTTGGGTATTTGTTTGAGTCGTTCCAGCAACACCGATGTCACTACCGATGCATTTGTTACTATTCGGCACTCCAACTGCCTTTCAATTATTTTATCCAACAGCTTTATATTCTTTTTAAAGACAAAAAATTCGCCGCCGATGAAACTGACACTTTCTAAATTCGGCAATCGGTCTATGGTTTCCAATGCAATGTCTGTATTGTCATGCACCTCTACTGTAGTAGAACTTAGCCCAACTGCTTTTCTCTCGGTGGCAACATATGTACTGACAGTTTTGTGGCACATAAAGCAACCAAGATTGCATGTGTTGCTGAAAAACAAGTCCAACATTTTGATATCAAGTTGGTCGCTGGCCCAGGGTTTACGCAAAAGTTTTTTGCGTACACTATCAATACCCATCCTGTCATGGTTTGCACAGTTAGCACAACCGGCAACAGGTACATTGCCAGTGAGTTTGTTGTCTCTGAGTGCAGTCATTTCTTGACCGGACAAAAATTCATCCAACGATTCGCATTTGTCCTGAATAGTGTATATGCATCCTGGTTTGAATCCTAGTTTACTAGGCGAGTACGATTCTATTCTAAGTGTAGTAAACGGCGCTGTACAAAATATTGGGTTATTCATTGGGATACTTATAGGTAAAAAAAACAGGTACCTTTTTAAGGGTACCTGCTAAAATCCTGGGCCGGAGCCAACCGTATAGCGCCCAGGAGAAACTTTGTCAATTGCTGATTACTTCTTGACCCAGGCAATATAGCCACCGTTGGCCGTGCTCCAAGGGCAATACTGTTCCCAAAGAGCCACTGAGTCAGCATGCAATCTCATCAATCTGTCCAGTTCAGGTCTGGTTGTGTATCCTGCTAGGCTCCAGTCATGCGACTTCAGTGCAGTTTCCAACTCAGTCATGCAAATCCTTTGCCAAATATTTTCACTTGAATTGGATGTGCTTCGCCATCTTCTCGAGCAGCAATGGTTTCCATTTCCCACTGACTGGGATAGTGTCTAAGACAACGAGCAGCTTGTTGACGAATACTTTTTGGCACCCTTGGCGTGGCCTTGGGATTCAGCAGATCTTTGAGAAAACTTTCTGTAAAGATCACTGCATTGGTACGCTCACGTGGCACTGTCACTGTGGTACTCCTACTGTGCGAACTTCAAATCCTGACTCTACTGCTTCGTCAGCTTCGTACTTGGTATCCACAGTATACAACATTAAATCGCCGTCCCAGATTTCAAACATTTGCCAGTTCCTTTATTTCATAACCCGAGTACGGGTACTTTGCAATCAACCATTCCAACAGGCCTGGTTCCCAAGGCATTGTAATATCGCCTGCACGGTTAGAAATGTATTTGATGGTCATTGAGTTCCTTTATATTATTGCTATCAAAAAAATCAAAAACGCCCAACCTGGGTATCCAAACAACAAGGCCATCAAGGCAAGTATGGTGCCAAAGAAGGCCTTGTCACTGCCCATTAGGCACTCTTCATGCAAGTGGTCT